GTCTAAACGATTTGTAACCGCAAGAATTAACCTACTGAAGAAGTCCAACAGCATGGACGCTATCAGCAAAGGCATAAACGAATTACAACCACTATTCGCTGCCCGTAAGAAGGATGAAGATAAAGATCCGACGGAAGTAGTAGTGCACGTAGTACCGCACAATACAACTATGAAGGAAGTATTGGATGCAATAACAAAACAAAACACAATTTAGAGGAACACCATGACTATGGAACAACAAGGAGTAAGCGTAAAGGGGCAACTTATCGTAAAGAATGACGGTAAGCAGCAACTACATTTAAGGGTAGTGGATCCAGTAACTGGTAGAGTAGATAAATACTTAGCCAACATTAATGCATTCCCACAACCTAAGGCACATAATGTAAAGATTAGTGGAGTAGATACACATATTGGTCAAGTAGTGGCAGCTATCACAGGCTACCATAAAGGATCAAAGAACTTAGCTGACGTATCAAGTCAGACTGTTAAGTTTGCACCACTAGTAGTAGCCTTTACATTTCCAGAGAAGGCAGTAACAGCATCGTTTGCACAGCCAGCACCTACAGCATTTGTAGCAGCTCCTGCCGCCGCAACAGCAGCGCCGACTAACACAGTTGGAGATGATGAAATCCCGTTTTAGAGGTACTAAATGATTAAGATATCAAAAATAGAATACTACCTACTGTGGACAACAGTTATACTGTCCCTAATTAATTCAGTATTAGGATGGATATAAAGACACGTAGTATTATTATCAACATGATGAAGCGGGCATCAATTAAGTGGCACCCGCGATATAATACTATGAACATTAATAAACTGGATAGAGGAAAGTATATGTGTGAGAAGTGTAAACACATTGGGCCTCAGAAAGATATGCAAGTAGATCATAAAGATCCTGTGATACCTATCACGGGGTTTATTGATTGGAACCACTTTGTACCACAACTATTCTGCATGGAGTCTAATTTGCAATTGCTATGTAAGCCGTGCCACAAAGAGAAATCTACTGAAGAAAATAAATTACGTAGAGAACATAAAAAAAGTTTGACAGACGTGAAAGAGTAGAGTATAATAAATGTAGGGCCGTTTTTCTCCAAATTTACGGCCCGACTATAAACAACTAAAGGAGGAAATGATGGATAAGACAGAGATAACTATAGGCTCAAACACACTTGTGCTCAGCGAATACGATTTACGAATTTCTGACACTGAGAACATGGGGCAGGTCTTTGTGCCTATTGGAGACGTAAAGAAACTAGCTAAAGCGCTTCAAGATATACAAGTACAAGAAATACAAACTATAGCGTACGTATTTAAAAGTAAATAAAAGGAGGTAATTATGGATAAGACAATATTCTTAAATAGATTAGAAGATCTAAACTTTCCTATTGAGGTAGTAAATGGGATTAAACGTATCCGCAACCTAACATACAATTTTGACATAGTTACTTGGGAAGCAGGATTTAAGGAATACTCGTACTATAAAAAGTATACTTCTAATGGGACAGAGTATTATAATATCTACATTGGAACATTACAAGATGATGGAGTATTTTACGAAACAGTTGCATAATAATTAATAGAGAGGGAAACAATGGCTAATTATACAGACAAAGAGATTAAGGCATTCCAGCTGAATAATTATGTGTCACAAACACAGACAATAACTAACTGTGCTGTACAGGTGGCAATACATAATAGTAAGGATGGAGTAGTTACAGAGGAAATTTTTATGGATGCATTCCTTATAGTAGGAAAAACTTTCCATAAAGTTGTAGATAAGAAGAAAGCTGAATTAGGGGTATAATATGACTAATGATAAACTTAAAGTAATACTGCATGATTTAGGTAAATGTAAGTACACGTTAGAGTTAAGGCCCAGCGTGTCCGCCAAGAGAGTCTTTAGTAATTTAACGCAAGACCAGTTAGCAGATCTATCATTTGCACTTAATACGCATTTAGATAAAGATACTTGTTGTGGTGATGTGTGTGATTTTAGTTAGGTAAACAATGACAGTATATTATTTTAAAGCAGATTGCGAGGAATGGCATAAGTTACGTTCAGAACATGTTACAGGATCTGATCTAGCCAGCCTATTCGGGCTCAACATACAAAGACCAATAGAGAAAGTACTCGCAGAGAAGTTCATGCAAGAGAAGTTTAATCTTCCAGACATTTTAGAACTGTATCTATATAGAGGGAGGATTATGGAATCTTCGCATTTCATAGTACTAGCAGAAAGAGGATATACCGTATATGACGCTGCACCATTTCTAGAAGTAAAGTATGTAACTCATGACAAATGTAAGTTGGCCGTGAGTATGGATGGCATACTTAAAGAAGATGGTGTAGAATATCCACTAGAGGTCAAGACTACTGGCAAGAGTAAATGGAAAGAATTACATCTACCTTCGTCGAGGAGAGTCTTTTTCATGCAGAACATCGCACAATCAATGTGTACAAGAGTAGATAGAGGGTTTTTAAATTGTCTTCAAGCAATATTTCCACACAACAATAAAATGTACGGTACCTCTGTTACGAGAGAAATGGATAAATTAATTGTAGATACCGTTAACCGATTCTGGAAAGAGAAGATGGACTTTAAAGTTAATAAGGAAGATAAGGCAGCAGTAGTAAAGCTATTGAAAACAGACACCGGGACTATATACGAAACAGAATTTACCAACCCACATCCACAGAAATGCCCGCATTGTAAAGGACTTGTGGAATAAATTTAAAGAGAGGAAATATGAAAACAAGTATGAGAAATCAAATCACATCCCACAGTATTAGTGAGCAGATTTACAACCATAAAGAACTATATAAAGGAATTATATTCCAAGCTCAGCTAGATAAGGATAAAGAATTTTTCGAGTCAGCTATCTATATAGCAATTAAAGAAATCATAGAGGAGTAAAATGGAGAGGATACTATATATAGATTTTGAAACGCAAGACGACGCTATATCTAGTGATCTAGGTGCTGGCTGGGCATACAAGGATAAGCTTGAAGTGCTCGGCTACTCATATGCGGAGAATAATGCGGAGATTAAATGGTCATCTAATATAGATAAACTAAAAGAATTGGTTGCATGGTCCGATACTATTGTAGCTCATCATGCGACATATGAGATAGGATGCCTAAGTTTTCTTAATATAGACTATAAGGATAAGTTAATTGTATGCACTAAGTTGCAGGCTGTACTACATAATAACAATCTAATGTCATACAGTTTGAATGATTTAGCTAAGAGATACCTAGGGGAATCCAAAACATCTGATGAGTTAGGTGAGTGCGCCAAAGAATTAGGATTGGCGAAACCTAAGGCAAAGAATGCTAATAAGATTGCCATGAGCCATATGAAAGAAATTTATAGAGCATATCCAGACATAATTATTAAATATGCTATACAAGATACAGAACTATGTCGACAACTATTTAAGAAAGTATATCAAGAAGGGTTCGACTGGTTAGGTGATTTAATTAAGTCTGTAGTGGACAGTAGATGCAACGGAGTCTTAGTTGATGTCGCGGAATTGAGAATTCAAAAGAGAAGACTTGCATTGAGACTAGAAGGTCTAAATACTAAACTAGCTCCATATCTACAAGGAAGAAATATCGCCAGCCCTAAACAATTGGCAGAAGCACTAAAGGATGAGGGATATGAACTTCCACTAACGGAGAAAGGAAATCCTAGTACAGGAAAGGATACGCTAAAGGCTCTTACAGGGGAATTCCCTACTCTAATTGGAGAGTATAGAAAGATATCCAAACTAGAGAAAGATTTCTTAACCGCCACACTAGTAAGGATTACAAAGATTTATGGGGTTTGTCCACTGGTAGGTAAGTTTAAGATCTACCCAGAGATAAACATATTTGGCGCAGCTAAGACAGGAAGGTTCAGTTCAACTAAACCCAACATACAACAAATTCCAAAGAGAACTCCAGAAGGTAAAGATGTACGTAAGATATTTGCCGCAGAAGAAGGAGAAGCTTGGTATTGTTTAGATTTCTCCGCACAGGAGCCACGCATGCAAGTACACTTCGCAGCAAAGATTAACTCATTGGCTGGACTAGAGATGGCACAAGACTGGAGAGATGACCCTACCTATGATATGCATACAGCAGTAGCTAATATGTTGAACTTAGATATGGAACCAAAAGAAGCCAGAGATATTGCCAAGGTAATTAACTTAGGACTATCTTATGGAATGGGTTCAGGTAAATTAGCCTCCGCTTTAGGACTACCAACACACACTAAAATATTTAATAATAAGGATGGATCACAGACAGCCGTACTATTGGGCGGTCCCGAGACTATAGAACTGAAAGAACGCTATTTAAGTAGAGCAACGTACATAAAAGATTTGACAGAAATAGCAAAACAAGTTATACTTGATAGGGGATATATTAAAACCATTAGCGGACGTAAGCTGATGAAGGATAAAACAATGACATTTAATGGTAGAGAACAAGACTTTAGTTATAAGGCTATCAATAAATTAATTCAAGGATCCAGCGCCGATCAAACTATGATGGCTATGGTAGAAGCATACAGAAGAGGGATTACAATACTGTTTCCAGTACATGATGAATTATGTATATCCACTAAGGATGTAAATAAAGTATGGGAACTTAAACACATAATGGAACATTCGCTAGAACTATTAGTACCTTCACAATCAGAGGTTACAGTAGGATCTAACTTTGGAGACCAGGAACAATTATTGAGGGAGCATGAAGCAAATATTAGAAAAGTATAGTATCGAGTACCAGGATGAATCCAAGTACAATGTTACTTGTCCTAACTGTAGCGCAGATAGGGAGAAAGGAGATCAGAAATGTCTTCAGGTATTTAACGAGGAAGCTGATAACCTAATCATTTGGCAGTGTCATCACCCGGACTGTGAATGGAGTGAGAGACAGGTACACAGTACAAAGAAAACTACTACGGCAAAGACCTCAACTAAGAAAAAGTCTTTACATAAGCCCTGGTCAGATAAAGGTGAATGGAATGATGGATTGAAGAATCTGTTTGACGATTGCACTAAGTATAAGTACTACAACAAAGATGAGCAGCTATGGTTCTACATACTACGAAGAGGGGAAGGACAAGATAAAGATTTCTACCCTATTAGTTACATGTCAGACAATACATACTCTATGACTCGACCATCTAAGAACCTAATGCCGTATAGGATTGAGAAGTTTGATCCCGCTAAGCCTGTACTAATAGTTGAAGGGGAGAAGGCAGCAGACTATGCAGCATCTATAGCTAAGACATATAATGTACTAACATGGGCAGGAGGAGCTAAGAATATACACCATACTGACTGGGAGATGTTAGATGGATGTGAAGTTACATTCTGGCCAGATGCAGATGAGGCAGGTTCCGCGTCCTTTGATAAGTTTAAGATGCTATGTGTACCTTCCAAACTATATAGGATTGATGTATCAGACCTAGCAGAAAAGACAGGGATAGATGATATAGATAAGGCAGATCTTAAACAGTACTTTAAGGATAGAGAAGAGATTGAATTAGATGTAGGACTTATAGGAGAACTAGATCCTAGTAAATTGCAGGACTTACATAAGACATCATATGAATACTACAAGACAGGGTTTTCTAACATGGATAAGTTTGTTAGATTACCAAGTACAGGTCTAGTAGTAGTGAGTGGACGTACCGGACATGGTAAGACCAATTGGATGATCAACTTAGCCCTCAATTTAGCTAAGCAAGGAGATCTTACAGTTATCTACCTATCATATGAATTCCCGCTAACAGAACTTAACGTAAGGATGGTTAAGAGTTTAGATGGGGTTGCTAGGGCCGATACGGGCTGGGAAGGAGATATAATAATTGATGATGCCATTAAGAACATGTCCCTACCTGCCGCCAAAGAGTACCAAGAACTACTAACCTCTCGTAAGCTTAGGGTTGCAGATGAACAGACATCTCTTAAGGAAGTTCTATCTACAATGAATAGACTTAAGGCACTTAAGAAGAAGGTTGTAGTATTTATCGATTACCTACAAGTTATTCCGATTAAGGGCGACAGTAGTAAGAGTAGATACTTAGAACTTAAAGAGCTAGTAGAGAGTATTAGACTGGTTGCCAATAAGAATAATCAACTATTAGTTGGAGGATCCCAGTTAACCGCAGGAGAGAAAGGATATCAAGATACCGTGAGGGAGTCTAAAGATATCGAATTTACATCAACACTACATTTAAAAGTATGGAATAAAGCACGAGGGATGGAGAAAAAAGATAGTACTTATGAAGATACTGCAGGAGAAACCATTGTTATTGTAGAGAAATCTAGACAAGGTGGAAGTTGTACAGGTAGAAAGTTCGGGTTTGATAGTGTCAATGGATGCGACCTAACCCCAGTAATATTTAACTACGAAGCCCTATCCGGGGAAACTGAATCAAAAGGTAAGAAATGACTACATGGAATAAAGAATTTATCTCAAAGATTGCTACATTAAGATCGGAGGGTATGACATGGGCAGAAGTTAAACTTAAATTAGATTATGCAGGTAACATTAAATATTTGCGCGAAACCTTTAGTAGTAAGGCAACTCATTTTGATATGCCCATCAATGCTATTAAGGCTAAGAATGTTGCACAGAAGAGAGCTAAGCTAGCAAGTAAGGTTAGTACTATGGCACTCAATGACATCGTTAAGAAGGAAGATCTAGTAGATCAACTTAAAGAGCGCATGAAGACAGTAGAGGTTGTATATAAGTACAAGAAGTTTACAGACAAAGCTAAATCCAGTCCGATGATATGCGAAGCCCTACTATCAGATTTACAGATTGGTAAGGTAACTCCCGACTTCAATACTAAGATAGCTGAGAAGCGCCTAGAGAAGTATGGAGATAGTTTAATATATAAAATTAGGCAACATCAAAAGAATGGATATAAGTTTGACAAAATCATTCTAGCAATACTGGGAGACATTATTGAATCCTCTGAGAAGGCCGCCCTTAAGAACAGTGCCCTGTCAGTAGACACTCACACGAATGAGCAGATCATTAACTCAGTAGAATACATCTACAAGTACGTAATAGCTCCACTGCAGGAACTCAAGATACCTCTAGAGATTGTATGTGTTGCAGGTAACCATGATAACAGACAAAATGGTATGCCTATGGATAGACCAGGGATCTTAAGTGATAGTTGGGTTATCTATCATATGTTAGAGATGCTATCAAATAAGAAGATCTGTACATATAAGATTGCTTCTGGAGTCTATGAAACTGCCGATCTATATGGACATACAGTAGTGTATGAACACGGATACGGTATTCCAGTAGTTGAGAAGAGACTATTAGAAAGACTTAATCAACGTACTAGACAGGAGAAGAAACATATTACATACTTCCGTATGGGCGACAAACATAACATCAGTAGGTTCAATGAGGATACCCTTGTAGTTAATGGTGCCTTCTTTGGGAACTGTCCGAGCGATAAGGGACATGACTACTCCAGTGCAATGGGGTACAGTGCACACGCTGCCCAATTAGTATTCTTCCACGTACCCAGGAAAGATGAACGGCTGCCCTGCTATGACAGCTTTGTAATACAATTAAATCATATTAAATAATTATTGACACGTCCTTCGGGACGTGCTATTCTTAGATAGATAGGAGGGATTATGACAATAGAAGAATTTGAAACACTAGAAGCCATTTGGCCACACTATATAAAAGGGGAAATAGCATGAATATTATAGATAAAATTGCACTAGGGTGCTACGTAACATTAATACCACTATTTGTTTCAGTACAATTAATTGCTACACGGTTTGATCCAGTTATGATTGATGGTACATATAGATTTTGGTTTATAATACGCGAACTGTTTAAAATGATATTAGGGGTATAATATGAATAAGAAGGAATTTTATAAAAATACGGATTTAAATCAGGCATGCTACCTTGGAGATATCCAAGCAGTAAAATACTGTATTGGTCGGGGAGACAAGATCAATATCCCTAATAAGGCAGGTAACTATCCGATCCACGGGGCGACGCTGAACAACGAAATGGAAATAGTGAAACTACTATTAGCCGCAGGGGCAAACGTATCCGTACTAAACCGCAACGGCGAGGAAGCAGTAGCGCTAGCACAACATCATTTGTACGAAGAACTTGTACAACTATTATTAACAGATTAGGGGTATAATATGATTAAAACAATAATAGTAGGGGGATTACTCTTAGGAGCGTTCCTATTACCTACACAACTAAGTACAGTAACATTTGATAAGGGAGTTACAGGAACATCCATTAGCTTACTTATAGCTAAGATGGAACTCAATGAGGATGTAACCTTACACGTAAATAGTGGAGGTGGGTCTGCTACAGCAATGAAGACATTTATGTTATATATGAGATATAGTGATAAAACATTTGATACTTATACGAGTAGGAATGCAGCAAGCGCAGGAGCCTTGTTATGGACTATGGGTAAAACCCGAGCTATTGAGCATGATGCAGTCATCTTATACCATGGTGCCCATTTAGGTAACTATGGATTGACTCAAGATACTTTGTGTAAATCAAGTACCTTTATCTCTACAGCAAGAGGACAAGAACTATTCTCTTATGTAATTTCTAATGGTATAGCTGACACAGTGAAGGATAAGAAGTTAGCTTGGAAGGAAATTAAAAAATTAGAAACAGCTATGACTATAGGCCGAAGCGATGGTGTAGCAGGTTTAGAACAAACCTTAGATACACTGTGTAAAAGCCTAACTACGTCTAATGATATGCAAGTGAATATAATTATGAAGCACACAGGCTTATCAGAAGGGTATGTCAGACAGGTACTACTGGGGAACTTCAAGAAAGATATGAGATTCACTGGACAGGAATTGTATGATATGGGAATTGCACACAAATTGGGGAGGTAAGTATGTTTAGTAGAATCATGGATAAAGTAACCACAGTATTTTTAGTGCTGGCAGCAGTAATACTAGTAGTCTTGTTTGGCGCGATTATTTACCAAGTACTCTACTTTGTACTAGGATTGTTCCTTTCTGCAGCTGCTACAGAGGTACTTACTTTCTTAGCAACAATAACTACAGTATCTATAAGTTTAATTTTAATAGGAGGATAATATGTTTAATTTAATAGAATTTCAAATGAATACGGTAAAAACTATTTTACTTTATCAACAAAGTATGTTAGAATTAATGATGAACAAAGATAACCACGGTAAATACAATAAAATTAAATAGGGGTAAGTATGAATAATATAAGAATAGAAGGATACGTTTTAGGGAGACTAGAAAGTCTTCAGACCAATAAAGGAATACGATATGAGGCTAAGGATGGCCTACTAGGTCCACTAACAATAATAGATTCAGTAGGGACACTGCACGAGCTTTATGCTTTTGACCTCGATGTTTCTGAAGATTTTATATTGGCGGGAGCTAGACTAACTTTCGATATTTTAGAAGAGGAGGTAAGTTATGCGTAAATTTGCACTAAGTATTTTAGCCATAATAGGGTTGCCTATCGTCGCACTAGGAGGCATAGGATTCTATACCCTGAATTACTATCTGTTCAGTATGTTTGTAACTTCAGGGAACTGTCTTGAAGCTCTATCGCTAGCAATTACTTTAATAGTTATAGTAGTAATAGGAACAATTTTAGAGAGGTAAATAATGATATTAGATATTTTACATTTTGCAGGAGGGGTTGCTAGGTATCATGGAAGGGTCGGTGTTAGAACACAAACTAATGCAGATCACAGTTGGGGAGTAGGTGTTATTATGCAATACTTCTATCCAGAATGTAGTAAGGAGATGTTACTCTCTTGTCTATATCATGATATACCTGAGTACATTACAGGAGATGTACCTGGCCCGCTTAAGAAGAAACATCCAGCGCTCAAGGCAGAGATAGTTAAGATTGAGAGAGGAGTCTTTAAGCAACTTGGCATTCAGTTTAAAATGTCCAAGAAGGAAGAAAAGATTTTAAAGGTTTGCGATCTATTAGAATTGATACTATACTTAGAGATGTTACATAAAGAAGGTAACACATTAGTTGTACCGATGATATGTAAGAGCACAGGATTTATGTGGGAACTTAGAAGATACTTTAGCCCCACACTAAAAACATACTTCAACAACAACTTGAAACACTATTTAGAGGACTAACATGAAACATCAAGAGCTAATATTCGACAGAATGATTGAAATAGAAAAGTACGGTATCTCATACGAGGTAAAGGAGGATACTCTATACGTCCGGGAAGATGCGAATACATTTCATGCAGCTATGTGCATACTTAATATAAGTAAGTTAAGTAAATCAGAACTTAATAAACACTTAGATGGAATGGTGAGCGAATTGGAGGAACGATATGGAGCATAGAAAAATGAAGTTAACTAAAGAAGAATTCGAGGCACTAAGTAGTGAAGCTAAGACTGAAGCATATTTGGCCGCACTAGACGGCATGCGTACACTAGAAAAGATTGTAAGTGACAAAGTAAAAAAGGAACATAATATTAAATGATGGGGATTTATGAGCAAAGCTACGAGAAGTAAACAGAAAGCATTGGAAAAGCAGTTTATGGCAATTGCTTCGATCAAGTCTTTACACGACTCGCATATGGTATGTACATATGATACCCTAATAGATATAGTGAATAGACTACAAGAACTAGAAAAGGCCAGAATAATTAATGGGGAGATTTATGAGTAAATTAATGGAACAATTATTTCACGAGATACAAGCTAATCAACCACATAAACTTAAGGATCAACGAATCATTATGGTTTGTGAGCAGATAGATGATGAATCTGCGGAACGCATTAGTAAAGATTTATTAGAAATGGACCAAAAAGAAAACTCTGATATTATAATGTACATCAATTCACCAGGAGGATGTGTACATAGCGGGTTTCAAATTATAGATACTATGAACTTTATTGACTCAGACGTGATTACTATTAATACTGGCATGGCCGCATCTATGGGATTTTGTATACTAGTTAATGGAGCAAAGGGGAAACGTTTCTCACTACCTCATTCCCAGGCTATGGCGCACCAGGTGAGCAGCGGCACGAGTGGAATGGTAGTAGACCAAGAGATTAGATTAGAGCACTCTAAGCGCATAAACAAGGTCTTAATGCAAATCATATCCAAGTCTATTGGTAAATCTTTAGTTGAGGTTATGGAGATTGTAGATAGGGATGCATGGTTCAATGCAAAAGAAATGTTGAAGTTAGGTGGGGTTGATGCTATACTTAAAACTAAGGATGACCTATTTAAACATTTTGAAAAGAAAGGTAAGTAATGTTATATTGGATCGGCACATTATGTATAGTATCAACAATGCTATGTCAAACAATAAGTACTAAGTACATGGTATGGTCGTTCTACTTCATGGTACTAGGTTCAAGTATAAATCTTATTCATGGACTTATGACTGGACAAGGGCCGCTCGTACTATTAAATGTTGTGGCAGTTATATTGGCGATTAGAGGGATAGTAATCTGGAGGAAGAAATAATAGAGGTACCAAATGACTAAAACAATTATACTATTAAGTGGAAAGCAAAGAAGCGGTAAAGATACTGTGGCAGATATACTTAAGGAAGATGGATTTAAGAGAGTAGCTTTTGCAGATAAGCTTAAGTTTGAGGTGGCTAGAGCATATGGGCTTACATTAGAGAACTTAGAGGAATTAAAGAACACTACTGCGGAATATAGAGGTCTACTTATTGCATGGGCTAAATGTAGAACCCTAGAAAATCCAACATACTTTGTAGAGCAATCGCTTAAGATGGTAGATGCGGAAGATAGGATAATTGTTACGGATTTTAGGTTTCCTAAGGAATATGATGTACTGAAGAAACTATATCCAGAAGCCACCATTACTACAGTTAGGGTGGAATGTTCTGAAGAAATAAGAAAGACTAGAGGAACTATCTCCAATTCTACAGATGCCTCTGAAATATCTTTAGATCAATATAAATTTGATCGGACGATATATAATGAAGGTACCTTAGATGAACTTATTGCAGATGTTAAGTTAGAAGATATAGCTAGTAAGCTACTTTCACATGAAGAAGTATGGGAGCAAGAATTATTAGCTGCACTAGAGAGAGATGAATTTGAAATGATCCATTTGGATCCGGAGACAGGGGAACATATGCCGACAACCCCGGGTTGCATAGTAAATACTTGGGATGTATGTTCTACAGAGGAATATATAAAAATGATTGACAAGGATCCTTTATTGACTCACAATGAGAAGAAGAGTAAGTTACATAAAGCACTTACGGGTTTAATTAATTTGGAGGTAAGTTAATGAGCACACAGTACACAATATACCTGCAGCGCGATACTGGAGATTATGTAGAAATAGAGGAGTTTGATTGGAAGTGCCCTCTATCAGATCACATGAGAACTAAGTATGGGGGAGATATAATAAACCAAATGCATGCAGTAGAAATAGAGGTAGAGGATATAAATATTTTGATTGGTACAGAATATCATTCTAAAGCACAAAGACTTATAGAGATAATAGAATACTGTTCTCCTCTTCTACCTGACCACAAATTTATTTATATGGAAGTTTAATTAATTTAGAGATATAATGCAGGAATATATAAAAATAATAAAAGCTTATGATAATGTACAGAGTGTAGAGCTAGAAGATAGTGGTAGCATTTATGTTATAGTAGATAGGCATGATACCCATCTAGGGCTTTATGAAACTTGTTTTAGGCTTCTTCCTAAAGACTTAAGAACCAAGAAAATGTTTATGAAGAAATTGGAGAAAGCATATAATCCATTTAAACATCTATCTAAAGAAAAACTTTCTGAAAATTCAATTATATAACTTAGGTATTGACTAAGCCTCGAAAATATGCTATAATATATATAGGGCTGTTTTTTCTTCAAAATTTTTTACAGCCCGAAATCACATATAGGTTCAGGATGAATGTCAAGGAAATCATTGCTAAGTTAGATATAACTGTCTATGGACAGAAAGAAGCAAAGAAAGCATTGGCATCCGCAGCACACCTATGGTCACTTCAAACATATAAGACATTCAATCATCAATTATACAGTAACATATTAATTACAGGCCCAAGTGGTAGTGGTAAAACACTTATGACTAGAGAGCTTGCTAAGATATTAGATGTAGAGTGCTATGAGACCGATGCAAGTAAATTAACTCCAGAAGGATATATTGGAGTAACTCTCTCTGAGGAGATTGGTAATGTCATGAAATTCTTTAAAGTTAAGAATATGTCTGATATTAGGGGCATTGTATTTCTAGATGAAATAGATAAGCTAACCTCTGCTAGAGGGGATGATAGAGGATTTAAGGCCCAGGTGCAGGGACAGATGCTAAAGATTATTGAGGACAGTCCTAATATATTGTGGGTATTGTCTGGTAACTACTCTGAGATTCGTGCCACAAGGAAAACAATTGGTATAGGTAAGAAGTTAGTAGAGAAGGTTCACGTGGATAGCATTCCGGAGTCGTTGGAAAATATTGGCGTTTCTTCACAATTACTAGGAAGGATAAGGTACTATGCTGCGTTAGAGAAATTTACAGAGAAAGATTACATCAATATACTAAAAAACCCTAAATATGTTATGGGGCCCTACTTAAATACTTCTAAAGGATTAGGGATTAAGTTTGATATAACTAAGGATCAAATCAAAGAGATAGCTAAAGAATGTGCTACAGGAGATACAGGAGCTAGAAAATTAGCTCAAGAGTTAAATAAGATCTTTACAGAGGAGATTAAGAACATTGCTTTCTCAAGCCCGGACATATCCATTAAAAAATCTAGTGGAAAGGTGGAGATAGATTATGACAACATTGCTAAGTTCCTTGGAGCAGGCGGTAAAGTTAAAACTAAAGATCTCTGGGAGCGAGTTCATCTTGCTGAAGAGAAATCTGAAATGTACAAGAAGAAACTATCTAATGTAAGACGTAGTCCTAAGTGGCATATATTTAAGGCGTTCTATGCTGAAGCCAATAGAAAGAGAGAAGATGAAATGGAGGAAGTGAGAGAGCTCCACCAGAAGAACATTCGCATTGCCAACAAAATAAAAGAAGGTGGATTTTTTGCTTACATGAAGGCTTGGATGATTAGTGATTGACTTCTAGATTCATCCATGGTACAATTGAAGATGAACAACAATGGGGGTTACTATGATAGATATTAAAAAAATAGATAAGAACATGACTGAATACAGCTACATTTATTCTGTGATACAGGATCAAGTCAGACTCTTAGGTAAGGCAGCCAAATTTGATTACATGGATGAGAAGGGCTTGAAAAACTACATTGACTGTAGAGATTGTGTAGATGCGGTAACTCTGGAAGGACTTAAGCACCTGGTTGAGGTATTAGATGGTGATACCATTCGTTATATTAACTTGAGTTACAAGGTTAGTACCCGTGGATATGCCGATACATGCGCTACGATGTACATATCATTTGAAGGTAGGCGAGCACCTATCTACGTGCATGCGTATGTCACAGGAGAAATTAAGATGCGCGACTATTAATCTAAAATATGGAAGGGAATTATGTGCGATACAATGACAGCAGGGAAAAGGGCTTACGGTATTGGGGAATGGCAAGTAGAGAATACTGTAACCACCCTGGATAGAAAGAAGCAACTAGAATTGAAAATACCAGAATATGAGAAGTATGATTTGGCAGACTATGAGAATCGGGTGCATCTTGCAGAGATTCGTTTGAATGAATCAAGAAATTATCTACAATCACTTAAGGATGAATTGAAGGGGATGCAATGAAAGTGTTGATTAACTTATATGGTGGGCCAGGGTCTGGTAAGACAACCTCAGCCCATGGTCTTATGTACCACCTTAAATCTAAAGGTACCTTAGTAGAATATTTTAGAGAGGCAGTTAAAGATAGTGCCTATACCGGAACTATACGTACAGACTGGACAGATGTATCTATACTGGAATATAACTTAACTAACATTGAATTTTATTTAAAATACGTAGATATAGTTATAACAGATTTTCCAATAAAACTTCACAGGTATTATAATCCGGAACTTATTATTCCAGAGGTCGATGTAGCGCAGATAGATATATTTGTAAGAAGAACAAAAAAGTATGAGGTTGTAGGCAGGTATCAAAACGAAACCGAGGCCGGAGCTGCATCTAAAAAAATATCTACTCTCTGTGGTCCATTTACATTATATGTTGATGGGAATGATTCAGGACTGTCTCAGGTTCTCGAATATATCATTGACTATATTGCCCACAAAGGGAACTAATCGGAAATACCGAACAGTCCATATTAAAAAAGGCTCTCAGATGCGTTCTAAGGGCCCTTCTTTTTGTTTTAGTAGCTAGACTATCTCTTTTTCTTTGCTCTAATATCAATTAGTTCTTTCTTAACTTCCCGTATCTTGGCAATATCTTTAGGCTGTGCTGATAGAGATTTAATCTGCATACGTCCACCAAAGTAAAATACAATGATAACTGCTAATACGCCCCATAGGTTCTCAGGGACTGCTTGATATGCAACCATTATTTCTAAGAATAGATCTATATTGTTATAGGGTAAATATCCAATTAGCCAAAATACATAAGCTACAAATCCTATTCTAGGTAGTCTGTTTAGTGCGTTTATAAGAGAATCAAATAGTGTGTTACCTGAGCTATCGAATTCAGACTTAAATTGTTCTTGAACGGCCTTATCTATTAGACCGTCTGATGCGTCTCTTGCGGCTTTAGATCCAAATACAGTTTTCACTAGATTGTTTACTGATCCAAATACCCCTATTATTGATGTCCACATATTATATCTTTATCGCTCCTAATTTCTTTAGTATTTCTATGGTTGCCATATCATTAACTTTACCTACTGTATCAACAGCTTTTAATTGATCCGTTAGGTTTCGTAGTCTCTCCTTCTCTTTCTTTATTTCAGTAAGATCCTGACCTTCTTCTATTGCTACAAGAGATTTTCTATCCATCTCTTCTAGTTTTTTATTCCTTTTATCCCTGAGGATACTTAACTGTTTACTTTTGACTTTATCTAGATCAATATCTACCTTAGTACCCGCGGTTACATTAGTCCAGGCATCTCTATGCTCCCTATCTAAAGGAAGATCCTCTACAGTTATCTTCTCTACTAGAGTAAAATCTTTTATTGATACATCTTGTTTAGCTAATTCACTATATATATCTCCTTTAACTATTGTCATAATAGCTATGGTTCCGTCTTTGTTTACTAGTTTATACATCATATTATAAATCTCCAAATATAGTTACTGAGGTGTCTGCATAGTCTGTTATTGAAGCTGCAAAACTGTATGTTTGTATTCTCACACTACCAGTAGCCTTAGTTGTCGGGAAATCTATCCCTAAGGAACTAGTTGCTACAGCGTAGTTTACACTTGACATAGCTGTTGTGAAGTTCACTGTAGTATCCCCTACACCATTGTCTGTCAAAGAAGATACGTTGTAAGAGGATAAAATAGCAGTAGTGGTTATTGTTGTAAAGCTCACCCACATCTTAGCTGCACTCTCATGGTAATGTTGAGTAGCTGGTGCCACATATTTAGCAGCTTCTGTTCCAGTTTCTTGCTCTGCCTGAGAAGCCGCTGGGGCTCCGCCTCCCGCTGCTGCTTGAAATGTTGGTGCTGCGCCTGCCCCATTAGATGTAAGTATCTGTGTGGCTGTACCTACTGCTACTGTAGCCGGGTTTCCTGAAGCATCCCAAGTTATCAGTTCTCCATCAGTTCCTGCTGACAGGTCTGCTACATCTACATTAGATAAACTATTGCCAGTTCCATTAGCATCAAAGGTCTTGTTAGTTAATGTTAGTGTGTCGGAAGCTATAGCAGCATCTTGAGTATCTACATAAGCTTTCGTACTTTGTTGTGTGGGGGCTTTAACTGCACTATCACTTACTAAATCATCTTCATCTAGTAAGTCGGATGTAGTTAGTACTTGTTCTTCCTTGGCTGCAGCATCATATACAGAAGACTTCATATCTCCGCTATCTGCTATATTACCTTTTAAATCTATATAAGTTGTCATTACATACCTAAATATTTTGTTATGAAAATGTACCCTACTGTTATAGCTGTTGTAGCTATAGGTATAAGGATTATAGAGGCACCTTTTACTTTGTCTATTAAATGCTCTACCACTTCTAGTCTGTTCTCTATTTCTACCATTTTCTTAGTACGTTTCTCAATATGTTGGAGGTCATTTTTAATAACCGCCAAGCTCACTGAAATATCTATTAAAGTTTCATTTATTTTCTTATTGTTCATATTAAATCCCTTCTATTTCATATACAGCTAGTTGAGACACTCCTGCTTTAAATCTAATATTACTCAATAGTGACCTGGATTGATTTATCCATACATCTTGAGTACTACTATTTTCCTGACTACCTTGTAATTTTATAGTCGTTGCAGAAGTAGATCCAGAGTCAACTATGTAGAAAAATGGAATTGCATTTACAAAGTTATTAACCTGCTCCCCCAACATAGACGCTGGTTCTCTGCTTCCTGCAGTAGCCCCTACTAGTATATCAGATGCGTCTCTATCAAATTTAAACACTGGAGCATAGCCTGCGCTGTATCCAGATGCGTTAATAGTACCTACTATTAGAAGTTTGCTCGTAGCAGACGTAGGTGTGATTGTAGCGCTTAGTCCCGTATCAAACCAGGTACCTGCTGTAGCAGAAATGTTTGAAGAAGTTGTCAATGTACTTATGACAGGGGCCTGCAATAATCCTCCTCCAATTGTCATAGATAAAGCCATTATCATAGATTGTGTAGCAAAGTTTATATCTGACGTTGCTGCAGTATCAGAGTTAGCTCTCCAAGTTCCTGTGACATTACTTGCGCCAATGTTCTGCATTCCTCCACCAATAGTATATTCTGATATTGATGTAGAAGCTCCTGAGGAGTAGGCCCCGGAGGAGTGAAACCTACTGGTATTATTCCCAAACATCATAGATAGACTAGCTCCAGGGGCATCATGTGTGTACATAGGAGAGCCGTTTTCATTTATGTTCAGTGCCATTCCATTACTGCAGTTACCATTGATTGTCGCAAGAACTAGATCGTACGTGGTGCCCGCAGGCTTAGTACAGTTTAATCTTTCTGGTATGAAGTAAGGTGTCAGCGAGGTCTGACTTCCAATGTCAGCAGAGCCCCAAACTTCTAACTTACTGTAGCGGATATAATTAAGTGTGTTTTTCATTCTGTTTACCTTATAGTATTTCTATTATGTTGAATTGTGAGAACATTCTCGGATTATTTACATTGTCTGTATCTGCGTATGTGGCATTAGTTGTTAATGTGGATGTAGTGTTTGAAGTTGCCATAACTTTAATTGTAAATTCTTTTACAGAGTTTGGTTCGTAAATCTCCATCATAAAACTACTTTGTATGTCCTGCGTATAAGTCCAAGAAGAGTTACCCATTCCATCTGGTTTCTTCAATACGTCCTGAAAAGATTTTGATATGGGTCTACCATCAACAAAGAAGTCTAATATTACATGGGCGGACGAAGAAGTAATACTTCCCATGTAGACTACTAAAAACCTAGAGTTTATAGAAGTAGGTGTTATTGTTTGCGTTACTCCCGTTACATCCGAATAGACATTTGCTGTTAGGGCTATAGACGACTTGTCATCTTTGTTAACAGTATAGATATTTTTTATAGTTCCATCTGCTCCGCCTGCTCCAATACCTAAATTAGTTTGTATTGTAGCTAAGTCTGGGGCTGATATTGAAGTAAGTCCTAGTAGACCTGCTTCTACAATGTTAGTTATAGTAGCTTTAAATGGAGCTGTTCCAGAAACATCATAGAAAGGTAAGTGATCTCCTCCTGCTAATGTAGTGGAAGCTGTAAGTGCGCTTATATCGAATGCTGCAGCAGATACTAAAGATCCAATAGTTGCAAATTCTAGTGCTGTTGCACCTGCGTTCCATTTCCATAGACCATCTGCTAGAGGACTTCCTACTTCAAGACTTCCTAAGTCATTTGTATCTGCTAACTGTACTGCTTGAACACCTTGTGCTGAACTTAGTAGTTGAGCTATTAGCATCTGTCTGTCTGCCATAGTAGTGATACTATCTAGATTTAGACTGCCTGTGGCATTGAAGTTAGTACCTTGTACAAGTTGTATGTCGTTAATTAGATAGACATTAGTTCCTGTAGCAGGTGCTGTGTTGAATGTTATATTAGCAAGTGCTGGGGATGTTCCCGTAAGGGTTACTGTATATCCTGTAGCTCCTGCGCCATTCTCCACTAAGGTTACTTCTACATCTGTAGCTACTATCTTAGTCTTTACTATCATCTCATGTGTACTGGCAGTAGCTGCGAACACTAAGAACGCTTTGCTTCCACTATCTGTAGAGAAGACCGTTGTTGAATCATTTCCTGCGTAGGTTACAATCTTATCGTATGTTGTGCCTATTGTCATTTTATTACTCCGTTAATTGTTCAAGTGGGTACATTACGTACTTCTGGTTCATTGTGGCTGTTGCGGCTGCTATAAACGCTGCATCCTTAGCGGTCATTTTACCATCAACTGCCTTATTAATTATTTTGTTGAGGTTTTGAAATACTGATGCAGACGGTCCGACGAGCTGGTTAATTAGTGTTGTGTTCCCGTTATAGTATCTGCCTCCACCTTTTTCGGCGTTTACTAGTGATCTAAGACCTAAACCAAACTGATCTGCTGTCTCCACTAGGTAATCTACTCCTGCGAAACTCCCTGAACGTGAGAAAGCTTCTGCAACTAGGTTGCCTGGATCAAAGTTAGGTCCATCTTCTCGCATACTTGCTTTAAGGGTGTATGCAATTGCACCTAACATCATTCTTCCCACTACTCTAGATCCTCCTCTAGCTCCTGATTTAAGATCTCTTCCAGCATACCTAGATATACCTCCAAGCATAAATCCTTTAAGCATCGCGAAAGGTTGTAGTAATGGATTATCTAATAGGAATGGTTTATCTCCGATACCTGGCTCGATAACTGAAAACTCTGAAGTGTTTTGTTTAATCTTTGCCGTAATATCATCTACAATTCGTGTATTCCAAGTGCTGATATCGGGATTGTTTTTATATTCCTTGTATATTGCTTTTAGTTTAGTTTCGTTTAAAGCTAATCTATCTAAGAATTCTGTACTCTCTTCTGTTATTTTACCTATTCCGCCTTCGTCAGCTATTTTTCCTAGGTTAACTATAGATACCATGTTTTCTTTAAAAGCTACCCCTTTAAGTCCATTATTCCATCCTGTCATACCATTTGCGGTAAAGAACACTGATTGTGCCCATCTAAGGTACTCAGAAGCCTTTTTAGGGGTTACTCCGAATATAGCTCCTCTATCAGCTGCATTCATGGATAGATCTACTGAATCTCCGTGCATTTTAGCTACACGACTATCTAGACCTGTAAGTTGTTTAATTCCCATTCTCTTGAAGAACTTATTGTTAAGTCCTAACTCCTCTGGGTTTGTAATTCCTTTTACGCCTGGCTGCATACGTCCGAATGAAGTGAACATCAAATCATCTAGGAAGTTAACTAGATCGGTAACCTGAGCGATAATACCTGCAGGAAGTAGTGCAACGTTTACTGCAACCCTTAGAGATTCTACTCCAGTTTCTACCCAACCATATGACCTATTGCCATCCGACCTTAGACCATTTGCTCTGTTCATTATTCCTTGACCGTTCTCTAATTGAGCTAGCATTTCTTGCTTTTCTGCAATTACTTGATCTTTAGTCATAAGTTTTATTCTTTCTTTGAATTCAGATCTAATCTGCTCATCAAATTGTTTCATTGGATCATGAGTTCCAAATCTTCTATGTGTTTCCTGTCTAGTTACTATCCCACGAATAGATTTGGTGGTAGAGCTAGCGTAATCAGTATCCATTACTGGAGCCAATACAGCCCAGTCTACATTATGTCCTGACTTGCCAATCTTGCCTGTAGTATGTTTAGCAAAATGATCTTTAGTTTTTCCTGCTAATATATCTTCACCAAACTTCTCTGCCTGTCTTGCATAGCTTTTTTTAACTAGTGTTGCATTAGTTCTAAAGTTATCAAAGTTCTCTGAGATTGTTTTAGGGTCTTTAGCAAAGCTTAAATATTCATCTAACATTTCTTCACCTTTAGTTCCTTTAACGGCTTCTCTGAACTCATCCAGATTTTTAGCCATTAGCTTCCCGGACTTAGTTATTTTAAATCCTAGATGTTTCAATTGAGATTCTATTTCTACGAATCTTGCAGATTTCTTGACATCGGCAGATCTAAACGCTCTTTCGAACATTTTATTGCCTCCCTGTATGTCATCCATATACTTGTCTGCAGATATAGTTTTATTTGGTGCCCATCCTTTCTCTAGATCAACCCCTTCAATGTCTCCGTTAAGTTTAGATCTCTGACCTATTTCTTTATATGTAGGTCTAGTTACTGTTTTGTAAAAATCATCTACTTCATCTATTCCACTAGAAATGAAATCATTAAGCAATCTACCTTCATTAGCAACTTCCAATTCTCTTAACTTAGTAGAAAATCCTTCTAAATCTAGGTCGCCTCCTCTAGCCTTGTAGTTAGGGAAGTGATTATCTGAGAAACTATTTAATAGTCCATCATACCGTATAGATACTGTTTCAATAGAAGATTCAAGGGATGCTGGGCTTCCACCTTTAACTAGCTTAAATGCAGTACCAGATAATTTATTGACGAAGTCACTTGCGGCACTATAGACTGATGTTGCCATTCTGGTTCTAGGGTTAAGTTTACCTACTGTCTTATCATATACTGGAGATAGGTGTTTAGTTATAAACCCTTCTGGGTCTTGAATTCTATTGCCTGGAATGAAATCATCTACTAAGCTATCTTCAACTAAATCATCCTGTACCTTTTTAACTACATTGCTGGGAAGGTTGGCCAACTTCTTAGCTTTACCAAAATCTACCATTGTATGTACAAATCCACCAAATAGTCCTGCAAGAGCTACCTGAGGTATAATCTCCTCCATAGGCCTACTCCAAACTGTCTGTCCTGAGATTTCTCTAAGGGCCTCTGCAGATCCGAACTGTGCAGTACCTGATGCTAGTGATAACATCTTAGCAGAGCGTATGTAGTCTGAACTTAGATTCTTAGCTCTATCCGCAGTCTTTAACGCTTGTGCCATCTTCTTGGCTACTATAAATGATTTTATGGGAATGGCGGTAGATATATCAAATACTCCACCTGCTATAGAACCAATCACTGCTGCGAAATCGTTTGCATCATAGTCAGGATCAAAGATTCTATCTTCTATTTCTTTTTGTTGATTAAGTCTAAGTAGTGTATCTGTAGCGTGTTGCTCATTTCTAAGTCCTGAAAAGTCAGACATAAATCTTTTTCTGAATTCTGGATCTTGACTTAAGAACGTTTGAGATTGTGTACCACTAAACCCTTCTTCTCTTTCGTATATGAATGGATTTGTTATGGCTTCCACAATACCTGTAGCTGTTTGATTGATACCTGCATACTGTGCATAGTCACTAACATCACTAAAGAATGTTTGTTGAGGCTCTCCGGTAAATGTAGCTCCCGTCTCTATACCTGAAACCACTGGGGCAGTATCAAACTGAGGTGCTACCTGAACTTCCTGGTTAGCTGTCCCATCTTGATATTTATTCATTATCGCTAGTAAATCCTTATCTTTCATATTACTTATCCCCTAATTCGTCAATTTGTTGATCTGTAGCATCTCTATTTATATCATTGCGTGACTGGTTCTTAGATGCAAGAGCTACCAACATTAGATCAAACTTACTTAGATTCTTCTTGCCTTCAACTTTACTACGTACAATTGAATTTAACATTCCTGTGATGTTGGTGTCATTTTCATTGTCTATACCCTGAGACTTAAGTACTGTATTAAGTACAAACTGCTGCCAGTTGCCTCTCTCAGTATATGACTTACGTTCTTTAGTTAGTGCGAATTCCTTAGCTGCCTTATGGTTAACTACTAGGAGAGCTGTTTGCTCATATCCATTTACATTTTCCTTAACTGGTAGTCCACTACCTTCATTGTAGATGGCGTATCTCACCTTATCTCCTTCTCTGGAGTGGAAATGATATTTAACTTTATCTGCAATTCCTTTTTCTCTTAGTTGTACTGTTTTTGCATCTGCAACTTGATCAAAATATTCTTTGTCTGATCCCTGGAAGATACTTTCTGGAGCATTATACTTAACTACTTCATTACCTTCACCATCTAGTACGATAGCCATTTCTGCTTGTATTAGTGCTTTAGCTCCTGAAATTGCTGTAGCATGGTCGCCAGTTTGCATATACATATCTTTTAGTGCCTGGTTGTATGCAACTTTAATCTTATCTGCTGCTGCATCGTCCATGTCTGTTCCGGGTCTGCCTATAGTAAAGTACTGATCTAAATGCTCATATACAGAATCCACTGTCTTTTGTGCATCCTTATTGAACTCTTCTGAAAGAGCTCCGGTACTAGTGCCTGCGACAGCTCTATCTATAACACTTGTTCTAGTTTCCATAGTACGCCCATCTTGATTTCTATTAGATAGAGTATCAAATGCTGCGAATGCCTTCTCTGGAGACTGACCTAAAATTCTAGTTTGCGTATCTAGGTAAGATGCTTTAGCGATTGCTTCATCACTATATCCCTTAAACTTATTTAATGTTTCTGGATTCTTAGATAGACTCATGATATATGAAGATTCGGAGATAGCCGATACAGGATCAACAGCTCCTATGATTCGTGCCTCACTTGCCTGGATCTCACTTTCCGGAATGAACGCAGAGGATTTGGCAAATGTTATTTTAGCATTTACATATGCGTTAGCTCTTTCTTGAGGATTCTCAATTCTAGATACTTGTTGCATGATACTGTTATGGGTATCTGAGAACATTTGACCTAAGAACTTCTTATGTGCTGGATTTCCTTCACTCAACTGACCTGCTTCGAATTGCTTATGTAACCTAGACTTCTGTTCCCCATCTCTTATATCTCCCCACTGCCCTTTACCTTGGTTGTACCATTGACTTACATATTGTTGTAGCTTCTGTGGGCTCATGTCTGAAGTGTATGTATCGTCGCTTAATAATCTCTTGGCTTCTCCTAAGTTATTCTTCTGTAGGTAGCCTTCTACTCTTTTAGCTTTAGTAGCTTGAACAAATTTCTCTCTTCTATTGTCAATAGCTTCTTTACCTACACCTTGTGCAGAAAGATTAGCTGCTATAGCATCAAACTCACTTTCAATATTTGCTGCAGAAGGATCTAGGAATAGTCTGTTAAGTACATCATTTTCTGATTTACTAACTTGTTGACTTAAGAATGCATCTTTCTTCTGTGCTGCAACTGAAATAGAATCTGCCAATGCTGCTGTCTTACTTGATTGAAATACTGATAGAGCATCTAGTTTAGCTGATTCAGAAGGGGCATTATCTACTATTTCCTTCTCCTTAGCATCCCACCATTCTTTAGTTTTGTCGAATAGTCCTGCACCGTCTGGTCCTGTGCCTTCTGCGATATCTTGAATGGATTGCATATACTCTAGTTGAGTACTGTTCTTAGTCTCCATTTGATAGGCTTTGGCTTCTTTTGATTCTTGTTGGCGTCTAACTCCTTCTTGAACACCTAGTAATGTATTAAGAGTACCTAGTTGAGCTCTCTGAATGTTTCGAGCTGCTTCAGGTATAGCTAGATCTAATAGTCTTTTCTTCTCACTGGCTAGTTGTGCTAAAGCCTTAGAATCCCTTTCCTTCTTATCAAAGGTTCTCATACTACTTTCAAACTTAGCTCCTGCTACTTCTATAGCTTTATCTGTCATACCAATGACTGCTTTTCTCCCAGACTGATCTGGAGATAGGAAAGCTGTTGCACTGCTAGTTGATAGGAAACGATCTCTAGACATTATATAAACCTCAATCTACGTGTTAGTTCATCTATGTTAAAGTTAATCTGAGTATCTACATTAAAGTTAGATAGTATCTGAGTGGCCTTAACATTCAACATTTCTTCTTGACCTTGTAGTAGTCTAGAGTAGCTGGTTTTGAATTGGTTTGTTGTATCTCTTTGGGATTCAGCTAGAGTGAAGTTAATCATATCTTGTGCAGAGCCTTGTGAAGCTACTACACCAGATGCTGCTGCACCTGCCTTAACTGATCCTGCTCTCTTAGCTGCTACCTTATCTCCAGTTTCTAAGTCCTGGCGGATAGATCTCTCAAAGTTTATTTTGTTCTGTGCTAATCCAAAATATTCTCTATCGTATTGAGCATTTCTAAAATCTTGGATTTCTTTAGTTATATCTATTTGAGCTTGTTGATTCTTTATTGCGTCTCTAGATAGTAGAAACTTCTCTAATAGAGATTGTTGTGCAGACAGGTTACTCTGTTGAGCATTGTTTCTCTGCTGTTGTAAATCGAATTGTGTACCTTGTATAGTGAGATTCAACGCTTGAAGCGCAATCTGCTGCTGTGCATCTGCAAACGTAAGTCCGCTGGTACTGTTTAGCATTGTGTTAAAATCTGCCATTATCTAATGTCTCCTACTAATGTGATACTGAGTATCGTTTGAGGTAGAGGATATGGTTGTTCTATTCTAACTGACATACCTCTAGTTATACTTCCTTCTGTGAATATTTCTTTGATGCCTGTGAAGAGTGGATTTACTGATCCATCTGTTAGCGCACCATCCCTAAAGTTTTGTTCTTGCATGGAGTCGTTCCCCATAAACTTAATTTTTAATCCGTCTGTTTCATACATCTCTACGAAAGCTTTAATGCCTGTAGCGTATAAATTCTTAGCCGGTCCTTTGTTAGATCCGAAATCCTGTACTAATGTTTCAAAATACCTATCGTAAATTAACCCAACTGTGGCTTTAGTCACTGATGCTGGAGTAATGTCGATCTGTCCACTGGCTACTACGTATGTGCCTGCATATCCGCCATCTCCGTTAACTTCTACTGTCTCTCCTTCTAGATGTCCTAAGCCAGAAATAACTGCTGTAGCTGATCCAGAGTATGTTAGGTATGAATCCGAGAAGGTTGCATCCTCTTTACTATCTTGATAGAAGAAATTATGTAGACATTCTACTGATCTATAAGTTGCACTATCTATAGTTCTACTTACTACTGCCCATACCTCAGACTTATTGTCGTTTGGGATGGTGGCTATAGATTCTACTACAACATCAGTTCCTCCAACGGTAATATCTACCCAAGACTGTAACTTAATGTCTCCTTTATATGTACATGCATATAGTTTACCTTCCAGGGTTCTCACAAGGATTATTGGAAAAGGTCTTTCGATCATGTAGATTTCTTCTATTGGACTAGTTTCGAATAGATCATCTGCAAGAATATTGACAGTGTTTGGTTGATAGCTATTACTTTGGAAGTCAAACTTTGCACTATATAACGTTTTTCTTTGTTGATCTGTGAATATTATTTCATTTTTATTTACTATAGGTTTAACTGCAGAACATATTGTCCCATCTTCTGGAAGTACCAGTAGAGGAGATGTTACTAAGGTTCCACCTTTACCAATTGACTTTAATCCTTCTCCACCTAACATTAAGATGTTTAGGCCTTCCATGAACTCAATTGTGTTAATTCCTGCAACTACTGCTGAGCCGCCTGTGTCGTCATCTATTTGACCTTTGTTGAATACATTATCTATGCTGAAGTTATAGAAGTTTTCTATTTGTGAGTACCATACTCTATCTGGATCTGTTACAGTATTTGCGATGAATAGTCTTCCTTGATAGAAAGCTATCTTACTTGGATATCCTGTAGTATCGGACCATGCACCTAATCTCCAATCACTTGAAGCATTGGTACCACCTAACTCTTGTTCTACTGTGACTGTTACAATTGTAGCGGAGGTATATCCTGTAATAGTTGCCCATCCCCACTGTCCTGAACCGGTATATTTTTCTTGTACTGCTAATTTTTCACCTGCTAGTAACGCTGTATTTAATTCAACTTGCTCATCTACGATGCGGAATTCTCCTGCTGAAGGGGCTCCAGCCGTGTATGTCTGTTCTGTCTTACTTCCATCCGCCGCTATAAGGAATACTTCTACGTCTACACTAGTTTGTGGGAAGAATGTTATATTAAAGAATTTTTCTGCTGTACTCGCGTTGAGATATGTTATAGAATTAGTTTCGTCAGGCCCTGATTTAAATCTAATTGCTCTACCAACATCTGTACTTGCAAAGATTCCAGTTGAAGCGGTACAAGAAACACCTGAACCAGTGACTGCTCCAAATGTAAGGGTTGTAGTTGTAGCGTTAATATCTAACCATGCTGCCTCTTCGAAGTCCATTACTGTTAGTGTCCAGTTTGTATCTGTGATACGTGCTAACTCTCTTGGAGCGTAGCTAGGATGTACTATGAAGATTTTATCAAACTTCTGTACATATCTAAGGTTTGGGATGTCTGCTACTGCATATGGAGTGACGAGCTCGTACGCTCCTCCCCCAGATTGAACTTGAGCTCTATCCTCGTAGACCCTCATTACTAGGTTTGTGAACTCTAGTATATAAGTGTCTGTGGTTGAATATTTAAATGGGATAAGGTAGCTTTTAACTGAGCTACTTTTAACTTCTGCAATGTGTTGAAATCCTGGACGAACAGACGCATATCCATATAAGCCTATTATATAATTGTTAGCTTCTTTTAGTGCAGTTTGATACCCAGCAAAGGATGTATTACCTTGTCCTCGTGGAGAAATCTTACCTGTACTAAATCCTGGAATTTTTATATGTACTTGCATTAATCCTCTGAGTTTTCATGTCTGTTCCAATATGTATCAATAAATTTAGTATTGATTACTGCTGCTTGCTTTGCGTCACTCTTCTTGGCATCTCTAAATAGTCTCTCTCTTTCTTGCATCATCTGCTGTCTTGCGGATGCAGTAATTAGTGCAGAGCTTCCTGAAGCCAGTGCTAAATCGTACGCTAATACCATTGCAAAGCCGGGGGAAAATTTAGTTGTGTCTGTTATATCTGCCAGGTATTCTATCTTCATAATTTCGCTATTACTAAGTATACCATCATTTTCTATTTCATGCAAGTCAATATTATAAATATCTTTTAAAACTATGAAATCCGCTGGTTTAGTATGCTTATAGAGCCATTCATCGTCCGCTGGTGTATCTGCAGATAGGGCTAAGTTTGCTCTTTTAATGGCAAAATCCCAATATACTTTAGATAGTAGGTTACGTCTGAGTAGGTTATAATTGTTTCGCATTGAAGCTAGACCCATTGCTGTACCATCTATATTATCGACAGGACTTGTTCCTAGTTGTCCTAGTGCCATATTGAAGATGTCTAATTTTGATGTTGTCATGTTGCTCCTTTATATTTTAGTGCAGTTGCCCGGAAATACCAGACAACTGCCGTTTCGGTTACTTATAAAGTACTAATACTTTAATAGTTCCCGTAATATTTGCACCACCAGTGGTGATGAGAATATCTGTATCTCCGGTAAATTCATACCCTTGACCAGCTATTACATTTAGGTCACGTCTACCTGCGGCAGAAGATGCTGCTGCAACGATAAATCTATCGTCGTCGCCCGCGTCTCCTACTTTTAATGTAGATGATCCACCTAAAGCGTCATTCCAAAGAACGATATCGATGATTTTCTCACCTGCTTTAAATGTTTTACCTATTTTGATGTCAGAACCTGACGCTAGCGCACTAGCCTCGTATAGATCTTCAAAAAACTTCACGCCGCCTAGCTCTTGTGCTGGGATCTTTGTGCCGTCTCCTAAGTCTATAATGGTTCTATTTACGCCTTTCACTGAAGCCATAATGTTTACTCCTTATTAAGATTACGTGTATAGAACACTTACGATTAGCTTCTCTTCCATTCTTACTGCACCAAACGAGTGTCTAATATAGACCTGGTTGCTGTAGTTCAATTCTGGAAGTTCATCAGCCTTAACCATCATACTGTCGCCTTTAGCTAGTTTAATAGCTTCTGGTGTCCAGATTAACGCTTGGTTGTCACTTCCATCTAATGGAACACGACTTGAAAATATTACTTTCATTCCCATGATAGTATTAACTTCACCAGCAATTAATGCTTTGATTGTCTGATAATCACCACTAGTGGCTTTCTCATCGTTAAGTAGATCTTCAATGCCTTCTTCAGTTACAAACATAGTTAAACCACCTTCGTAGTCGTTACCTAAGAATTTCTTCTTTGCTGTAATTAATTTAGTCATTGTTAGACCTGTACCGCCTGCTGCAATTTGCTGACCTGAAGTATCAAACGCTACGCTTGTACCTCCGTCTACTCCTGCTTTAGCTGTGCCTACTGCTGCTGTAAATACTACATCATCAATCTCACGTCCCATTGCATTAGCTAATTTAACAGCATATGCGTTAGTTGGATCGATTAAGATACGTATATCATCAGTATGATCAAGTAGAACGGCGCCTGCCTTATCTACCATTGTAACCATACGTCTGTTGTGTACAGCATCTTGTCTTGGTGTTGGCGAATGTCTAGATACAACATCCGAAATTACTAGCGAGCCTAATGTCTCGTAGAATGCCTTATCGCCATTTTGTGATACCACATCCACGTGTCCCATCGTCTTTGAGCCGTTTTGCTCCAGAAGGTGGTGTAGATTTGCGGAAAACTGGCTGACAAAAGCTTTATCAATAGTTTGTGCCATTGTTAGTTACCTTTATTAAGTTAAAATAGTTTTTCCTTCGTATTGCTTGTCCTTTCGGGGCACCACTATTATTTACGTTAATTACTCGGCACTGTTAGTATGGAACCTGTGCAGGGCTTACCCATTACTGGTGAGCTACTTGATGTAGACCACTCATTTTTGCTACAGCTTCGTTATGTCCTTCCGCACGTTTATCGTAGTATGCTGCCATAAATTCCTTATCAAGATAAAGAGATTTAATTTTAGCATCTGCCTCGGCAGGACTTTGTTTGCGTTCTACGTAATCACTACCTACTGTAGTGTGCTTTAGAACTGCTGTATTAATTTTGTCGAAGAATTTCATAAATACTGGGTTCTCGAATGCGGAAAGTTCTTTTAACTTCTCCGTCATATCTTCACCTGCGTACTTAGTACTTAGTTCTTCAAATTCCTTTTTTCGATCTTCAAATGCTTCTCCAAAGATGCTCTCTAGTTCTGCTTGTCTATCTACTATAGCTTTGTCTGCTAATGCTTTAGACTGGCTAGTAGAACTTCTACCATCTTCAATTAGTACATCCGCGATTTCCTTCATTTGATCTTGAGTTATATTTAACTCTTTAGCTTTACCTAGTAAGGCATCTTTACTCGCTAAATTGAATTCCTCGGGTAGTACATACTGCTCGGGAGCTGTAGGTGCTTTCTTGCCGATAAGTTTCTCTGCATTTTGGTGCATTTTAATTAGATCGTCTACTGACTTATCTTTATACTTATCATCTGATGTGACTGTATCCACTATCGCTTCAACAGTTGTGTTTTCTTCAGCTACTGCTGTGTCTAACGCTGTTTTATTTTCTTCAGTCATTTACTCTCCGTATTTAATAACATTTTTAAGTTTCTCTATCCCACTCTCGTCCATTCCTATTTCGTTAAGTAAATGCCTAATTACACTCTTCTGTCCTAGTTCGACATACATTGCATTGGCGTTATCTACATTAACCTTACTGTCTGCAACTTTATACTTATTGATTAAGTATCCTAGTAGTTGCTTACCAGCTTCTGTATTTAGTACGTTTAATTCCTTATCCATTCTTATACCTGCGTATTTTTAAATGCTTCACTGCTGTTCTTAGCTATTTCAGACTGTGCTTGCTGATTCTGTATGTTAGCTGCTTCTTGCTGTGCTTGTAAGATTTCTTGTACTTTTTCATCTGATCTCATAGCTGCTATAGGAGTACCTGTAGCTTCTTGTAAAATCTTAAGACATTGAGGTACATCGATGCTTGCAGCGTCTTGTGGGCTTATGTTAATGAACCCTAGAGCCATCTGTAAGAACGTATTAAGCGCTCTTGCATCTTCCATTTTAAGTTGTCTAGCTAGTGGAGATAAGAACTCTATGTCTAAATCTTTCAGTTCAATATCAAAATCTTTAAATTTGCCATGCTCTTGCATGATACTCAATACAGTAAGAATTATATTCTTGATTCCCATCTCTAGATTAGATATGAATGGGGCTAAGTACTTGACTTCTTCCCTTTGTATTGCAGCAACTTCAAATGCTGTACGTCTAGTGGAGTCTTGAGGAAGCTGGATCTTATCAATGAAGAACGCTCTTTTCAAGTTGTCTTGCTCTAACGTATAGAATGCACTAGCTGCACTAATGTTTCCCGCAGGAGAAAGTAGCTGAACTTGTGGTTGATTGTCTACAAGTCCTCCAGGAATTATAACACCTGGCTTGATGGGATTACTTTGAGATCCGCCTTTCAAATTGTTTAAGGCTCTCATTTCGTCGCTTGTAAGCATCGCAGGACTTCCTGACCATCTGATCATGTTACCTGTTTCAGCTCTAGCTCCTGTAGTTGCTCTCATAAATCCTAGAGCAAGTTTTCCTTGACCGTGTCCATATGTCTCACCGGCATGCTTTGCCCATCTAAGAACTTGGAAGTCTAGATGTTTTTCTGTGTATTTTTCTAGTTCTGCTTCATACTCTGGAATTAAATAGCAATATTCATATCTCTTAGTTCCTTCTAGAGGCCATGCAGCATGTACTACTTCAACCATCTCTTCAGGACTTTTGTCTAATATTTTATCAAACTGTTCATGGGTAAATGTAGGCCACTTCTGTCTGATTTGTCTAGCTGTAAGTTTGAATTTTCTAACTACTGTATCAATATCGCCTTCATAGTTTTCTGCAACTGCAACTTGAGAAATCGGGATAGCCTTAAATATGACCCCCTTAGAGGTAGAATAGTCAATGCCCATAACTCCTGGACCAAATGCCGTACATGACTCTAGTACACTGAACATCTGACTACTGAAGCTACTTGCAGGTTTAACGAACTCATCTAGTACGATATCTCCTAACTTAGCTATTTCTATTTTAGATTCATGAGAGGCTTGCTCATCTTTAAATTTGAATTGAAACCATCTAGTACCTGGGGAGACTAGACCATTAAAGATAGTTGTTGCCAACTCTTTATTATACATTGCTGGGCTGTTATCTACATTTCTAGGTATGTTTGCATTGTACATAGAAGTAGTTGTGAAATCTTGATATCCTGGCATAGCATAATCTGAAATTTCCTGCCAATCTGTTTTCTTAGTTTGAAGTTCCATGTTTCCAAATAGAGCTTCAACTCTTTCAATTTTAAACTGTATACTCATTTAGAATAACTCCGGGGATTTAAGCGCTCCTTGAACACTATTGTTTTCATGTACTTTTGTAGAGGCTGTGCCCCTTCCTTGCTTTTTAAGTCTTTCTTGTCTGATAAAATTCTGTCCTAATCCCAAGTCTGACTTCTCAAAATTGCTTGAAAATAGGTTAGATAGTAAATCTGTTAAATCTCCTATCTCGGATTTCTGTCCTACTAGTGCATCAAGTTCTGTATTCTTCAACCCTTGTTGGTTAAAACTTTGTCTACCTAGTATATCTATTTGTGTCTGTACTGCTCTATCTGCGGTACTTCCCGTACCTGAAGATATCTGTGGTGCAGTAACAGAAGAACCTCCGGAAGAGCTCCCTGATCCTGTAGAGGACCCAGCGTTTGCGGCTCCTCCTGTGCTTGAAGTGGAACCACCATCGAGAGAGGGGGTCGAGGTTTGATCGCTAGGCGAGGTTCCACCAATTCCTAATTGATTATCTAATTCTACTACTGGATCTGTTTCATCAATTGTTATTCCTAATATTTGATCTAGTGCTTGGTCAATATCTGCATCGTCTTCAGCTATGTCAGCAATATTTAAATCATCTCCTAAGATATCATCTAAGGCTGCATTCTCTTCTGCATCATCATTTGCTATATCGGCTATGTCTTGATCTGTTAGTTCAGGGTTTATAATTCCTTCTATACTTTCTGCACTTAGTCCTTCCTCTGTGAAAGAATCCTCTAGTGCTCCAGAATTTAGCTGCTCTAGAAAATCTTCTCCAAAGAGACCTTTAGCTAGTGCATCGAACTCTGAACTGCCATTACCATGAGTATTTGTTTGTCTTCCGCCTCCTGCAAAAATATCGAACCCGGTACCTGTAGAACCACGGATTATTCTTGCATCCCCGAATCCTAAAAGTCTATCGATATTTTTTTGTGTTTTTGAAGCCAATTTTGTTCCTCTATTGTACTATATATAGTGTATCATATTTTCGAGGCTATGTCAAGGGGTAAGTGCATATAATGTCAAGTTTTTTATTTACCATTCAGGATCTTGGCTATATTCAAAGATTTTAGTGCTGCTGTACAGGTCACTATTGGCCCCCATACCGTTTGGATCGATCTTATGCTCTAGTAGTGCAAAGGTCTGTAAGCTGTCTGCTGAGTGCTGTGCCCAGCTCTTCTCTGGTACTGTTGAGGTAGTTTGTGTCTTGGGATTCCACTTTGAACCGAATAGGTTTAGTGCATGTATTAGTCTCTTAGCTGTTATGGAGTTAATTGAGCATTTAGCTAATGTCTCCCTTGTTTTAGTATATGCTGCTTCTTTACCCATAGTATTACCGGGGTTTTGTGCCACTAGGGCTATAACGCCTGGAAATGCTCTTCTAAGGATGTCTACGAAACTTCCACTAGTGTGGCCGCCAGTTTTCGATATCGCGTCGTGAGGGGTCAAAAAATAGGCGTATTGATATGGTTTAGTAGATATCTCCTTTACGATGACTGTGTTCAAAGTTTTAGTCCAATACTGGTAATCAATGATATGATATCTATGATCGTAATACTGATAGTATATGGCAACGGTTTCATCCGTATACCCCAAATCAAAAGAAACTAATACTTTATATGCTGGATTGTAGTTTGCTACTTTATCCCCTATAAATCCTTCTCCCATTAGCTCGTATAGTACTTCACCGTAATAGGAACCCTTTCCTGGAGAATGGGCGTTATTCATAAAGTATTTCTCAAACTCGGACTTTAGCATCCCTTTACGTAGTCTGTCTATCGCGGCTAGTGCTTTATCTCCGGTTTGATCTCCTAGTCTATTAGTATCAGTAATTTTGATGTCAAAGCGTTTATAGATACTGTCAGGCTTATCCCCTTCCCTATCCCACAACTCCTGCCAATATCCGAGACCTGCGGTACCAGTAAGTATAGCCCAACCTCCACGACCCTCGATCATAGGGAAAATAGATCCTTCCCATGCTTCTGCGGTTTGCTCTTCCATCTCATCAATAACTACTCCATCGTAATACCCACCTTTCAAGGCACTACCCATTCCATCTGCACCGGAACCTAGTAGTCTAATTGTGCGCTCACCATACCCATCGTGCCAGTTGAACTTAATCTCCATTGGCTCTTCCGTTATTTTAACTCCAGGTATATGCTTGGCCACCATCTTCATAGTATCCCATACGTTCTTATAACCCTGGTTTAGTTTTGGAAAGATGTATGCGAACACGGGAGCTCTCTTCTTGGCCATCATTGCAGACAGTATCAACTTTTGACAGCAGATATATGATTTTCCCCATCTTCGATGTGCTCTCAACAATATGTATTTGGATTTTTCGGTAAGTACATCATCCTGGATTGGATATAGTTCCAACGGATAGATTACGTGTAACGTTCCATCAACTTGAAACGGTTTGGCGTATTTGACCTTATCTGTGATTGACATTGATTCCCCTTTTCGTACTGCTACCTCTAAGTAGCTAGTACACTTATATAATTATATAGACTTAAGTAAGTATATGTTTTTTGTGCCGAAGGCTTAATCCTTATGTGCCTTTGGCTTAATCAGTTATAGCTTTATTGTAGCACAAAAAAATCTCCAAGTCAAGACCAAAAGCCCCTTAACTGAAAAATAATTGCAAATAAGTGATATTAACTTCTATTATGATGTAATTTTCGGTATAAGTCAAGTATTAAGAAATACTGTCGAACAAGTTCTCCATGGTCGAGCTATTGCTCTTCCTTCACATCATCTTATTCTTCTTTAATCCGGCGGATTTGTTTTATTGTAGTAATACGTCAACTTGTACAGTCCGGCGTAAATATCCCTGGTTGTCGCAGTTGCTTCTGATTGTCGAATGCTTCTCCTGTTAATTGAAAAACACTTATAAATTTATATAGCTAGTTACTATAAACAAATAAACATGTGAATGGGGGTACGGGGGGTATGTTTGTGCAGGAATAGGCCCCCCCTATGCAATCTGCACCTTATTGTGCACTGCAACATGCTTGTTTCCTGTAGATTATGTAAATTGGCCTACCTTTTGTATGGTTAGTTAGCTATATTAGGTATATATTTGTGCATCTTCCCGATATCACCGCATGAAGGAGCGCCTCTAAGCGCGACTATTGAGCAAAGAAAAGAAGATACCAGAGCACATAGTGCGATATGCCTTCGGCTTAATACTATTGGTTGGTTTGTGCCAGAGGCACTCAGTAAGTGCATAGGCTGTAAGCCCAGTAAACATGGGCGTTCCGCAGTAGATGATGTTCTTTTGTTCTTGTCTACGACGTAGTCACACGACTATTATATCACGAATTTGGTATGTTGTCAACACATTTTGTTACTTATTATGCAATTAATATGAGGAGTCTTAGGCAACAATAACGGAGAGGTCTCCTCGACATGCAATATACTATGATAGACCGGCTATATAGGTAGGTTGATGCCAGATAATATTCCTGCTTGACAACCTGATATATATGCAGTATACTTAAAGATAGGACAACAATCAATAGAAGGAATACTATGTTATACTGTAAGAAATGTGAATCAAGTACTGTTCAAGTAGAATTAGGTAGTAAATCAACACTACTATGTTTAACTTGTTATAAGCGTACAGATAGTGAGCAATCATTTGAAGCTAATAAGAAAGAAGACAGCGCAGCAATGCGTGAAATGAGAGCCAAGGGGTTATTAGTATGATAGAATTATATTTAAGTTTTCTAATACTTGTAATGATTTACACACTTTATTTATTGAGGTAGTTATGTTTAATGTAATAGTAATACTCACCATCATACTTATTTTCGCGCTTGTACTCTTCTTAGTACTGGCCACAGGAGATCACTGTAGTAAATGTATTAATAATGTATCACATAGTAAGTGTGACAATCATAAGGACAGCTACATAGATAGAGTCGAAAAGGATAACAATGACGATTTTATGAAGTAATAGTTGCAATTAGTTTTTGCTAGACCTATACTTAAAGATAAGCAACAATTGGGAGGAGTATTATGATACAGAAGTTTATAAAAGAATATAAGACGGAAAGATTGTCAAAAGAGTATGGTAGAATAGACTATATAGAAGGTATTAAGGACCTAGAAAGCCTACCTACAAATTTAGACATTAAGGACATATATATGATTAGTACAGATTCAGTAGACATATTAATAAATAATGGCATAATACTTAGTTATGACCTAGATTATAGAGTGGCTACTTTATACTTATGTGAAAATAATATGTCTGTCGATGCAGGACAAGGATCTAGTCGGTACTCAGGAGACATTAAAGAAGCAATTAGAATAATAAATAATATGGAGTAATGTTATGATAGGATTAACTAAAGAAGAGCTGACGGAAGCTATTAATAAGGTGGAGAAGGCAGTTACCAACCTTGATCCATTCAATTCTAAGGGATCTGTTCCTGCCGGCGATGATTATAGTCCTGGATATATGATTGGAAATGATGAGGCATCACATGCTAAACTACTTAGCACTATAGAACAGCTAAAAAATTTAGTTAAGGAAGGATAATATGAGTAAGGGAGTGAAGGTAGATATAAGTACCATGACTGAGACTGCATTAAAAGCACTACTTAGGTACATGGATGAGAATGAGGTAGACTATGTGGAGTCTCAAGGGCGCGCATTAGGGATACGAACCATACGCAAGTATATTCAATATAGTGATGGAACTATTAACTAAACAGTGTTATTTTATTGTTATTGATAGACGAATGAAGTGAGGATATACTTAAAGTAAGGTCAACAAACAAAGAAGGTTAATATGACATATACAGATAAATTAATATTAAGAATTATCACGATACTAACAACTATATCTATAGGTGCATGTATTGTAAGTGTCATAAACAACTGGGAAGCAATTTTAACTTTATTAGGGTAGTATCATGAATACAACTAGAATGAAAGAATTATTAGATGAGCAGATGAGAACTAATAAATCTATATTAGAGCTACTCACTAAAGAAGAACGACTTAAACTATTTGAAACTAATACGGTAGCTGACAATGAATAGGGATTATACAGGAAGGAAAGCTCCCTATGGTGGAGCACAATTCAAGGAAGACTTAGTAGGGGATTATAATCTATGGGTATTCCATGCATACATACCACATTCCGCATACGAGCTGGGAGTCGAAACAATATCCACGGATAAATGGTGTGATGTTGAGCTTGAGTGGGTAACAACAGTAAAGACTATCCCAGTACTAGGGCACTGTAGTTGGTATGATTTTAATGTAAATGAAGGTAATAACGATGACTAGTTTAATACAAATACCTTTCAATAAGGCCAACCAATACGAAAATCAGCTACCCGGGAGTAGTAAGATCGTTAATGTTGGCGTGAAAACATCAAAAATGAAGCGAATTAAGATACTAAACAGTGATCAGTACGAATATACCAAGGGTTTTGTAACTATTACAGACAAATCCATTAGCTTAGGTACTGGTGACTTCATATTTATAGAGGGTTAGATGGGTAAAGTACAAGAATTTGAATCCGTAGCCACTCAACAACTACGTAAAATAGCAGAGAAATATAAAGTTGAGGTCCGCACACACCTTGAATATGATGAAGAGGTAGATGGAACGATGTTTATTATAGGTGACAAAGAAGCTACAGTAGTATATTTCAGGGAGGCCGGCGGAAAGAGTGAAGTTAGTGCATATATAACCTTTCTAGGTAATGAGCACGGGACAAACATCATGAAAGGGAGGGACTATTTGACAGATGATGAACTCCTTACTGTGGAAGCCATTATACGCAAGGACTTCCTACACTTAAATAATATAGAGGGATAATATGGACATTCAGGAAATAGCACAAGAAGTACATGAATTACATGAAGCTGTAATAATTGAGCACATACTTAAGGAACAACTGCTTAAGCCAGGTAAAGAATTAGAGTCGGTACAACATTGCCACGAAAATCTAGGTAGGTTTATGGTCTTTCCAGAAACAGGAGGATACGACGATCAGTACTTATTGAGAGTATTATTCCTGGTAGAGGGCTCAATACATAGACATTTCCGCGAACATAAGACATTTAAGGCCAATAATAAGAAAATTAAGTGCTTAAGAGCTAAAATAAGTGAAATTAGTTGACTATAGGGGTTGACTAAGCCTATTTTATACTGTATAATTAAAGGTAACAACAATTAGAGGAACGTTATGATTACATTTACACTAGGATTTTTATTGGGAGTAGGAACTGTAGTAGGTTTACTTCTAGTAGTTAAAAAACACGCTAAGAAAATTAAAACTTTCATTAAAAAAGCGAAGAAAGCTAATAAAATCATTAAAAAATAGCTAACGGGAGGTTCGCCTCCCTAAAACATCAGGGGAATTATGATATTCAACAATCCTACAGTAACAGAACTTAATGACATGTGTGCTCACGTGCTCAGAAGAGAAGTTTACATTAAAGGCAATGAAATTGGAGTACAAGTTGAAGGCCGGAGTGGAGAAATGTGGGAAATGTGGGCAGTAATGTTAGATGGAGTAGTAATTGACGCAAATGAACCTCATTATGACATCCCAGTTGAATCAGTAGACGAATTTAGAGATTATCTTGGGGAATTAGAGACGATATATGTGGAAATAGTAGATATACTTGACCCACTGGCACATAACGACAACAAAGAAAGGGGGACATCATGACAATAATCAATAAAATCAATGTAGACTCAGGTCTATCTATGGTAATCAGACTTAATAATGATAAATCATATACGGTTATGGTAATAGATGACGTTACGGAGTCTATAATCAGCCGCAAGTTCACTACAAAAGGAGAAGTAGAGCAGTTTACCATCAAATTAGGTGGATTGGCCGACGAATTGGCATTTGAGCATCTATCAATGATGGACAGTTAATAGAGGGGGGATAGTATGACTACAGTTTTTACAACAAATATCACTAAAGACACCAAAATTAACGTTACTAAGTTAGATGGCGGTAAATATAGAGTAGTATTAATGAGTAAGGACCAAGCATTTAGTCTAGACGCCGATAATTATGCCGAGTTAACACAAATTGCATATAAACTATCCGAACTTGAGACAAATATATTAGGGGGTCTTGATGATAATATTAGATAGATTCGCTCAGACAGTAGAAGGAGTAATACATTTACTACGATTAGAATTGCCGGCTATTAAAGATAAGAAAAAACAGGAAAGTATTAGAAATACCGTAGAAATACTAAGTAAAATTCTGCGAGAAGTTAACGGAACAGCTGCACTAGATGCACTAAGACTAGAACAAATGATTTTTATTGCAAAAGGGCACGTACATAGACACTTCAATAGTACTAGCCATGAAAGACAGAGAATTATTAAGATGCTATCTGCAATCAAAGAGGTATATGATGAAGCCGAGTAAAGCATTGCTGCAATTCATTAAGACAGTCGAGGGAGTGAGCTCCACAGTATATCTAGACACGGCAGGTAAGATGACTATTGGATATGGTCACCTAATTAATGGTAGACGCGACATATATATCGAGACAGTATTGGGTGGAGAGTATGATTTGGAGTCTTTAAAATTAACCCAGGAACAGATGGAAAAATTATACGTACTGAAGAAAAGAGATCTATTAATAGGACTATCTCAAACACTCAGTGCAAATCAAATTGAGGTCACACAGGTCCAGTACGACGCTTTAGCTAGCTTTGTATTCAACCTAGGGGTAGGGGCCTTTCGTCGCTCTAGTGTACTAAAAAACCTCCTTAAAGGGGACTATAGTGAAGCAGCTAAGTCCATATTACTATGGAATAAATCTGGTAGACCGCTAAGATTTGATCAAGGCGTAATGAACAGAAGAATAATGGAGATGAATATATTCAATACAACAAAAGCTTGTGATGGTATAATCATTCCTACAGATATGACGCGACAGTCAGATAGAAATTACATCCAAGATGTAGTACTTAAGTATAAAATTAACATTAAAGGAGAGATTTAATATGAGTAACTTTAAACAACTAGAGAAAGAACTTAAAAAGAACAAGATCCCATATAGTATTATTCATGGAGAGGATGAAAGTAAGATTCAATTCTCTGGAGAAACTTTAGGTATATCTTTTGGCATTTCAATTGCAGACCGCACAAGGTACAGTAAAAGTAATGTACTAGGGGAAGAATTTACAGTGGAAATGTTACAGAAGTTTCTAGTTCTTAGGGACGCACTGAAAAAATTGATAGGTAAGAAAGATGTCAACAAAGGATAAGAGTAGAAATCGCAGAGACATGATTCGTTTGGCCACGCCAGAGGATCAGTCTCCCGAAGATAAGTTTACTATTAAGGCCATGTATGACTGGGTTTCTGCAGCTAACGACATGTATGAATCTAGAGGTAAGGAGATACGCTATGAAGTAGACCATGTAACTCCCCTAACATCATCCGGCAAGCATACGCCCGACAACCTACAAGTTATCACTATGGAGCAGAACCGTAAGAAAGGTACTGACAATGTAGAAGGTAAGAGAGAAAAGAATGCCATTAAGTTAGAACGTATACTTAATTGGATTAAAGTTAAAGACTCTCGCAATACAGATGGTACAGTTAAGAAAGGTGTCAGTGGTAACGCTGGCGGCCGCCCACCTAGTATAAAAAAGATAACTGTAGAAGTAGATGAAGATGTAATCAAATGGTTAGATGATATCGCTGCGTCGTATGACGGTTCAGTAGAGTCTAAAC